TTGACCACCATTCCAGTTGACATACATAGCGGTGGCATTATCACCGTTGTATGCGTTAAACTGGTCACCACCCGTTATACGAATGTTATAATTATTATCTGAAGCGTATGTTCTAAATACAGCAGCAGTAGGACCAAGATTAGCAACCTGTTTTAATGTACCAGAAGAATTCTTTTGATAGAAAGCAAATACTCCACCGTATTCATAGAATGAAATTACATCAGCTGCCGTAACATCAAGAGTATTATAGGCTGTCGGATAGCCACGGCAAATCATTCCGTGATAGTTATCTGCATATCCTTTTATTAAACCGTAGTTTGAACTATTATATACAGAAAGTATTCCGTTTACGTTCGTGCTTAAAAGATTTGCCATATTATTTGTTCTCTAATTTTTGGATACGCTCCGATAACTCCTTAACCGTTTGCAAAAGTAAGACCGACAGTCTCGTGTAGTTTAGTGACTCAGGCTGTCCCTCGTCATTGTAATGTACAACCTCAGGGAATAGTTCTGCTACCTCTTCGGCAATCAAACCAATCTCTTGAGTTTGAGTTCCTATCTTATTATATCGTACAGGACGAAGTGCATAAACCTTATCTGTTACAGGCTCAAGGTCAACGATGTTTTCCTTGTAACGTCTTGCCGATGTCTCTGAGAATGTTCCTTGTACCTCTACATCGTATTGGAAAGTAACGCTTCCTGCTGCGATGATTTGTGGGTCAGGAGAAGATGTGCTCCAGTAGTTTGCGGTTGCGTGGTTACCCCAGCCGTAGGCTGTGTTCCAGTTTGTAGAGTTACCTCCCGTGGCTGTAATTACACCGTTTACTTGGAGCGCAGTAGATGGACTCGTAGTACCAATACCAACTCTTGCTGAACCCTGAGTAGCAGAAGCATCTGTGTCAATAGTAACTACAGAATGTGAAAGGCTGGTGGCAGAAGCGCTACTTATATTATTCAGCAAGAAATGTATCCTACCCGAAGCATTGCCACCTTGTCCGTGATTATCGGTTCTTTCAAAAACAATTGCTGACTTTTTATATGCGTCATTATTATATGTTGTCTCAGAATAACCAAAATGAATTCCAGCAAAATCTCCAGTACCGATTGGCCCTCCAAATGACGCTACAATTTTACTACCGTTTACGTCTAGCTTTTTCTGTGGGGTCGTAGTACCAATACCTACGTTATTAGAATCTCCTCTAAGCGTTATTCCGGTACCCTGTCTTGTACTAAGTGCAATACCATAGTACCCGACCATACCAAATGCACTCTCTCCGCCAAATGTAGCGGCTGAGAATTTTAAGTATCCGTGAACAGCATAATTTTGGTCTAAGTTAATTTGGTTACCACTATCTACAGTTATTGACCCAGTAGTTCTAAGTGAACCACCAACGTCTAGTTTGTAAGAAGGGCTAGTAGTACCGATACCTACATTTCCAGTGCTACCCGCAATGCGAACGCTTTGAAAGAAACTTGTTCCATTGTGACTCCAGAAATCTATTCCTTGGGCAGAGCCACCAGCGCCCGATGCAATACCAAGACCCACACCACTTTGATGGAATATCCCATAGTCAACTGTTGGGATTGAGCCTGCTATTCCAATTTTTATAGAGTCACCGTGAAATGATGGCGCTCTAAAAGATGTTGGTGCATAAACATATCCTGACTCACCGTAGTAAATCTGCAATGCTTGATAGTTTCCAGCACCAGCGTTTGTATGTGTGTTAAATGTATAAGCTAATCCATTTGTTCCCTGTACTGATGACCAAGCACGAGAGAAGAATGTCATAGTGGTGTAGTCGTTCGTCTGGTAGTGCGAACCATAGTTTGTTATTCCATCCGGAACATTGTATCCACCACCAAGGCCTAGTTGAAGTGATGTGCTAGCACCTCTAGCAGTAACCGTAGCTAATGTGTCAGACTCCCCAGTAATAAAGCCGTAGTTCTCTACATCCTGAATAGATGCCATCTGAGCAAGGTCAACACTATTACCATTGCTGATAGTAAGAGTTTTTTCTCCTTGACTCCAGTCAAGTGTTTGTGAGTCTGTCTCTGAGGTGAGATAGCCTTGAGCTTGAACCCAAGATTCAGTAGCAATGTTATTACTATTATGCTTTAACTTACTGCTAGAAAGGAATGCAATACCATCGTCAGCATCATTCTCTGATGAAATAACAAGCACAGAGCCAGCGTGACCCCCAGTATTTGTGGTGTGCTGAATGTAGGCTCTATCGCTAAAATCAGTAGTTCCTTCTTTATCAAAACCAGTAAAGTCAATAGTTCTTGCCTGATTGCTAGTAGTAGCTGTTCCAGTCAAGAAAATATTTCCGTGGATATATGTATTGTCGTAAGATGTAATTCCGCCATTTACATAAAGGTGACCAAGGGCGTTAGTATTTGCTGCAAGCGTATTGTCTACCTCCTCAATCTTGAATCCAGAAAACTCAGCAGTGCCATCGTGGCCTTCATATAGATAGTTAAGAAGAACACCAACTTGAGCATAACGTGTATCGGAAGCCCAAGTATACTGCGCACCGCTTCCCGAAGGGCCAATGTTCATTGTGTACTCGGTCCATTCTGTTGGTGGCACACCAGACCAAAAGTAAGGATTACCCCAGCCTCCGTTGTTATTTTGTACTAAGTCGTAGTTGGCTTGAGTAAGTGAAGCATAACAATAAGGATTTCCTTCTACTGACCTAAACCAAACAGAAATCCTATATGTTTTAGTAATATCTACAGGAGTCCAACCTCTTTGTCTAACACCTTGCCAAGCACCATTGTTTCTAATTGCAGTACTACCAATAGGAGCATCACTTAGTCCAGTTATATAATCAAGACCGGGCCAAGTGTTACCACCATCAGCGTGATGCCAGTTTCTTGTTAGATACTTACCATCAGCAGTCCAAGAACCAAAAATTGTAGCACCATAACCATCATTTATGCTTGAAGTATTTGCACGGAGGAATGACGTATATGTTGTGCCGTCTACGTGAAGCTTGTGTAATGGATTGGTAGTCCCAACACCTAAATTACCGTTAGAAGCCCATACACCTTTATAGAAACCGTTACCTTCAATATAATGAGCACCACTAGCTCTAAAATAAGCATTAGGTGTACTATCGTATGCTATGTAGTTACTTGTATTAACAAAGTATAAAGTGCTATTTGAACCATTATCAATAAACGCAGTTCCAGCAACGTGAAGCTTTTGAGATGGACTAGTAGTGCCAATGCCTACGTTGCCTCCTAATGGGTTGATTGATATTGGGTATGTAGCAAGAGTAGCATTGAAGTACGATGATTGCATATAGACAGTCGAGTTTGTCAACTGTCCTATAAACAAAGAGTCACCTCCCCCACCAAGTAGATTTATTTGCGACTGAGGACGCAAATCCGTTGCCGTTAATGAAGCAGCACGAACGTCAGTTGCTACTGTAAATGGACTACTTGGACTAGTAGTACCAATACCTACGTTGCCGTTTCGTAATATATCTAAATATCCATTGTTAAAACTCTCGTTCCATAATCTAAATAAATACGTGCTATCCGAACCAATGTATGTTACGTTCCCACTTCCAGAACGTGAAAAACCAAATTGTGCGGACGCACCTTGTCCTTCAAATACCGGGTAATTGTTTACATTTTTTATCGGGCTATTTATTGCATTTGCAAGTATTGTGTCACCGGTTGATGTTAAAGAACCAACCACGTGTAATTTATAATCCGGTGTTGTAGTACCAATACCTACGTTACCGGATGCATTAAGTGTAAAAGTTTCAGCACCTACAGAATATTGATACCATCTGAATGAACCGTCCAGCTGATGGTTTAAGTGAATGCCCTTTGCGGGGTCATTATTAGTTATTAAAGCTATAGTAGCAAGACTTCCAGAACTTGTAAGCCCAAGAGTTGCACGGCTACCTGCTATTTTAAGTATGGGACTTCCAAAAGCATAATCAGAAAAGTCCGTAGTACCAATGCCTACGTTGCCGCCTCCAGTAAATAGCACATTCCCACTACTATTGGCATTAAGGTATAAATCAGCTGCACCATTAGAAGAATTAAAAGCTGCTACCTGATTAGAAGAAAGTCTTAAATAGCTATCATCTCCGGTATATGTAATTCTGGCTCCCCAACCAATACCACTTCTAATATGAAGAAAGTCTGAAGGACTTTGAGTATTAATGCCTACGTTGCCTCCGCTAGTGATGCGAACTTTTTCAGCGCCATCGGCTTCAAATGCGATACCATCATTACCATATAACTTCAGCGTAGAAGAATCCCTGTAAATCTGAGCATTAGAGTCATAGAACCATAATCTTGTGGCTGATTCTAATACAAACCTATTACTTTGACCGTAAGCACTACCATTTACATACCCATTTACAAAAAGTGAATTACCTGTATTTCCTCCATCTACGTGAAGTTTATAACTTGGACTAGTAGTACCAATACCAAAATTTCCTGAGTTTAGATATGAATCAGCGCCATTGTATCCAACTCTAAAGTAAACGGCTCCAGCATCATTAGTTGCCTCGTTTGTTGTGAACTCCCAACCCCAGCCTCTTGCGTGGTCACTAGTTGTGATTCTATTACTTAGATATCCAGTTTGCGCTGCATTAAATACAGTGAATCCAGATATCTGTGAACTACCAGCAATCAGCCTTAGGTATCCGTTATTCTGAATGGTTGCTTCACCATTGATTACAATGTTTCCATTCGTAGTAGCACCTCTAGCGGTAACCGTAGCCAATGTATCTGACTCAGCAGTAATGAAACCAGCGTCCTCAATGTCAGAGACGGAAGCCATTTGGCTTAGGTCTACCGTATTGCCGTTGCTAATGGTAAGCAGTTTCTCTGCTTGATTCCACTCAAGTTCTTGTGAGTCTGTCTCTGAGGTTAGGTATCCTTGAGCTGCTACCCATACTCTAGTTGCAAGTACATCACCATTCCAGGTTGCGTTTCCAGAAGTTGAAAGACGAACTTCTTTTCCAGAGTCTCCTTGTACTTGAAGAACTGAATCGTTTGTGTGAATACCGCCTATAATAGTACCGCTACGATATGCAGCTAATGCCCATACACCCTCAGCAGCGTTTACTGAAAATCTTTCATTGCTTGCTGGTATTATACCAATACCAAAGTTTCCACCTGCTGTAAATCTTGCTACCTCAGTATTATTTGTAGTAAATCCAAAAAAGTGGTTTGTTTGTGTTCCAATATAACCGCCTGTACCATCAGAATAAAAGTGGGATTTAACACTTGCTCCATTATTTGCTGTGTAAACTATTCCACCGCCTCCAGTTGACTTTCCTTGAACTTCAAGGGTAGTCCAAGCTGCACCAACTGCTTGAGGACTATCAGTACCAATGCCTACGTTGCCGTCTTTCCAAAATGTAGAATAATGTGTGCCATCGTATAGACGTAAATAGTTTCCATTTGATGTAGAGAGCTTCTGAAAAAAAGCATAAGTACCGGAATCAGGCTGAAGAATAAGCAGTGGGTCTGCTCCTCCAGCTCTTATATTTCCATATACATCTAGTTTATATGTTGGATTAGTAGTACCAATACCTACGTTACCTGTTCCTCCTTGTGCAGCAATATGCATATAAACGCTTCCATTGCTGCGACCAAACTGAATATTTGGAACAGCCCCACCAATGTTACCATCATAGTCACCGCCAATAAGGAAATTATTATAGGTTGGGTATCTGAATGCCATATATCCAGACTGACCAGAAACAAAGTCATTGTTAAACTCTACACGTCCACCAAATTCAATTGGGTTTCCGTTGTTGTCTACTTTGTTTGATGGTCTTTTAACTCTAATGTTAGAGTCTGTAGAGTTTCCTCTTGTTACAACAGTATCTAACGTATCAGACTCGGCAGTCAAGTAACTACCCTGCGCTTGGAATGGTAAAGCAGAAAGGTCTACTGATTCGTTGTACGCATTCCCTTCACCACTAAATACAAGGCTTGTGTCTACAACCCTTACATCTGAGATATAGTTGTTCTCGTATGATGTTAGATATCCTGCTGATGCGTGGTTACCCCATCCGTAGGCTGTGTCCCAGTTGGAAGAACTTCCAGTGGTTGTTGATATAGTACCGCCAACGCTAAGGCTTCCGCTAAATCCACCATTTTGAGTATATACACCCTCTCCCCCGACCGAAACAATTTCAATAGGGATGTCTTCTGCTTCGGATGATGATGCTAAAAGTTCTGAACCTGCAGATACTCTAAATACTTCAGACAGTGCCGTATACCCAAGAAGCTCTTGATAATAACAGGCTATTTGGTGTTCAGTTGATGAAAGGTCAGCAAACAGAGCCTCAATATAATAGTCCTCATTACCTCCATCTGGGACTTGAATTATACGAACAGCGGTTATGTAGTTTGCTTGTCCGTATTTTTCTACTTTGATACTAGCATCGCTAGACCAGTTTTTATATGCGTCAATTACAAATGTGTGTGGACTATTGCTCCCTCCGGTATACGATATAGCAATTCTAGCACCTCCACGGGCTATTTTCGCAAGCCTATACCAGCCTCCAGACGGAGGAACTGTTCTACTGACATTTTCGTAACTAACAAATCTATTGTCGGACTCGGTCTCAGTATAATATCTATCATCGTGGTCGTGAGATGGAAGAGATGTAAGGTACCCTTGCTGACCCACCCAAGTCTCCGTAGCGTAGCCCGTAAGGTCTGTAGTGACCGTCTGCCAAGTGCCATCAGCACGCAAGAACTTTCCAGTATCATCAAAACCCGAAGCAGGAACAAAACCGTTAGAGCCGGGAATAATAACCTCATCGCCACCAACGACCTCAGAAGTCGCCTGAGTGAATACATTGTGCGTGTGGGAAGTAAGAGAATAGAGACCTGCGTGGTTACCCCACCCGTAAGCCGTGTCCCAGTTGCTTGAGTTGTTAATAGTGGTATACCAAGACGAACCCGTATAAATAGGGTCAGACTCCGTATAAGAGGTTAAGAAGTTCGGAGACCAGTTAACCCAAGCACTTCCGTTCCAAGACAGCAACTGACCTACAGCCGTTGTGCCGATTGTTACATCACCAAGAGCGCCAATAGACGATGCGCTATTTAAAAACGATGGGGTCTTGTTATACCACACATTAACACCGGGGTCTCCACCAATGGGCTGACCATAAGCTAAAATCTGGTCTGCGGTTGGATTTGTGATAACGACATCACTTAGTGCGTCAAGGCTGCCAATGGTGGCCGTGTCTAAGTAGTCAGTACCCGCAACGGCTTTTACAATCTTTCCGTCTGCGTCTACCTTCAGGATTCCAGAAGATAGCGTGCTTAATGTAATATCGCTAAAAAACTTTTGTGACATGGCCCTATTCTATTTGTCAAAAATACGAAAAAGAAAGGGGGCGTGACATAAGCCAGCCCCCTCCTCAGTTAGTTAAAATTCACTCCATCAGGGTGATTGAGTCAAGCCCTCATAAACGAGTGAGTCACCATTCAGCTTAGCAGCAGAAAGGATAGCAATGTAATCACCTTCGGTTACGGAGTTCGCAAACGAAATGGTCACAGTTGAAGTGCTGGGGCGAGAAGTGTCAACGAATACGGTCTCAAAATTCGTTGAGTCCACGACCTGAACCATAATTCTCTGCGTGTTGTAGTCGTGAGTGATGGTATAAGCATTACCAGTCTTGGAAACAGAATCCTGTGATGAATCAAGTGTGAACCACTTAGGAGCGCCAAGAAGGTCGGCAATGGTGTTTACGTTGGCTTTTTTAACGATGCCAGTCTCTCCCGATGCATTTTCATACATATAGAAGAAGTCTGTACCATCGGGGGTCATTGTGTCAACCGTACCGATGTGGAGCTTCTGGTCTACAGTAGAGAAGTAGTCGTTTGTTTCATTCCAGATGAACGATACATTGGTATCTGTTCCACGCTCAACTTCAAAACCTGCGTTCTGCGTAGCTGCTTCAGTCTCGTCAGAGTTCAACTTGATGATTGAATCACCGATGTTAACCTCATTGGAGTTTACGCTAGTTGTAGTGCCATTAACGGTAAGATTACCTGAGATAACAACCTCAGCACCTCCGAAGGTAATGGTCTCATCATCATTTAAATCTACCGTGCGAGTGATGTTTGGTTGCTCAAGCTGGTCAGCGCCCCACATCAACAACTTATACTGAGTCAAGTTGCCAGCATTCTTCAACTGTACATCATTGGCATTTACCGTGATACCCGTACCGGCACCAACAGCAAACGTGCGAGATGCGTCAATAGCACCACCACCGGTCAAACCGGCACCTGCCGTAAGGTCAATGGTATCGTGCGCTACGTTTCTTGTGTGAAGTAAGTCAAGCTGTACGTCATCGCTGTTTACAACAATACCAGTTCCAGCACCAACCGTGAGGGTTACCGAACCCCCAGAGCCACCGCCAGTAAGACCAGCGCCAGCAATAACCTCCTGAATGTCACCCTTGGTATCAACCCAATCGGTGCCATTATAGAAGTACATTGTGTTGTCAGTCGTATTGTAGTAAATCTGACCAGCAACAGGAGACGATGGAGCGCCTGCTAAGTTGTGTACCCTAGCATTCTGGAGTTCCAGTTTGCCAAGGTTAATAGAAGATAGATAATTAATAGCCATATCTCATTAGTTAAAGTATGCCTTGCCACTAAAGGCCCCGACAAAGGTTAATCGCACAGCGTTTGATGATAAATATTCAACCTCTCCAATTACCACAGTATCCGCTGAATCAACAACAGTAACTGATGGCTTTTTATTGAGGCTATGTGTAACTTCCCAAACTGATTCAGGAGTAGATTGAGTATATACAAAATGAGAATCACCTTTACCGGAAACAATTCCAGCAACAGACACAGATGACGTTGGTTGAGAAACAACAGAAATGCCGCTCGCTACTTGATTACTAACATCAAGATTTACCTGTTCGCCATTTACGATAGAGATGTTTGTCATGTCGCTACGTCCTCGTTGATTTTGAATATTCCATAAACCCAAGTACGAACAACATTTCCAACCTTACTCTGGAGGTCATATACATATAGACCCGCCGGTTTTGTTTCCATCACGTCATATTGACAGGTGATTGTGACAACATTTGCGGGGTCTACATCAAACGTAAAATCACTTGTAGCAATAATATCTGCCGCTGATGTGTCGGTCTCTTTTACCGCCATACGAAATGCATGGTTATCTACAGGCATATCGTCTCCATTGACATCTGTAAATGTCAAAGAAATAGTAAATGTGTCACCCTTTCTACAGGTGATATCTACTCGCTTTGCAATATCTAAGTTTACGCTAACTGCCATGCTACAAAGATACTTTTATTTAGGAGGCTAAAATTTGACTAATCATGTCTGACTCTCCTTGAAGTTCACCACGACTTCCTTGACGCTGAGAAATAAGTTTAGACTGTTCAACAGCTTGCTTCTTTAATCTTTCGTCTTTTCTATCTTCTTTTAATCCCTCCAATTCCTGCTTATTTCCGGATTGAATTTGCTGCTCGGTTATTCCATATTTACCCTTGAGGTCTTCTAGTTGCATCTTTAACTGATACTCCAACTGTAATAATTGAGCTTGAGATTGAGCCTCCAATTGAATCTTTTGAGCCTCCAATTGAGCTTGCAACTGGCTTTCTTGCATTTTAGCTTGAGACGTTGCTTGAGCCACTTGTGCATTTGCTTGAGCTTGCATTTGTGAATTAGCTTGAGCCATCTCTTGCTGTTGTTTAATACGCTTTTTGCGTCTAACAACCAACAACTGCTCAGCTTGATTAACATCTTTCAGTCTACGGATAGCAATAGCATCTTCTAAGTCGATTTCTTTTTGCAACAAGGATTGTTGAATATTTGCTTCCAAGTATGCTTTATCTACATCTTCCATTTCGGTAACAACCTGTACTCCAAAGTTATACATTGGCAACTCGGAGAAAGAAGAGATAATACCCATATTAGTGCTACCAATTGCCTTTTCATATGTGCGATATAATACGCTTTCTATTGGTAAAATCTGTAAGCACCTAACAATATCTTCACATACTTTCTTGAAAAGAACCATAGAAGCATTAGTGATATCGTAAACAGCATTGTTTGACGCTTCAATAGCCTGCTGTCTTACTCCAACTAATTGCTCGCCCTTAGGTGTTGAACCATCAACTACTTCGTTAAGACCTGTAGCATCTCGAATCATTCTAAGATAATGATTGTATAAGGAAATCAATTCATTAATGTTCCTGATACCATTCTCCAATGAACGAACGGGAGGATTTTGAAAACCACCTTCTGGATTTTTAGAACGGTAGTAGAACACACCAGTCTGTTCGTATATATCTTGGATATCAAGTGGGTTAAGTTCTCCGCCGCGACCAAGTTGCACATTCTCAAGTCCTTCGATATCAATAAGTAGGCCGTCAGGTTTCGCCTTTGCAATAGCTTGTTGAATCTTTAGGTGTGTCAATTGTAGTTGGTCAGCAAAACTAATTACGCTAGATACCATAGATTTAGGCATCATTCTACGCATGTTTGTTGCTACAACAGAATAAGAAAGACGGGCTCTTGTAAGGTCGTGCACATTCTTAGGAATGTTCTTTTTAAGACCATAATCGAAGATGTATTCAGTCCCGATAATATACTTACCACCATAAACGGTAGTCGTGTCCATTTTATATGGCTTTCTATCGTAAACACTATCTCTAGAAGGCTCGTATTTAAATCCTTTATGGTAGAATCCTACGTTTCCGAATCTAGACTCCTTCTCTTCAAAATAAATACAATCAACGGATAAGAATTCAAAATCTAGAATTTCAATAACATATTCATCATACCCAAACATCGAACGTTGTAAGTTCTTATCGTAATAAGATTGAGTAATCTTATTGGGATTATTGTTGAACTTGTACTGAACCATCTTAGCCATCTTCTCGTACTCCTCCTCTGAGAATTGGTCTCCAGCTACTCTTTTGAGGTCCATGATTGTCATTCGCTTAACATGACCACCATAAATAAGGTCGGAAAAGTTTGGGTCCTCTGTATAGCTATGAATAAAATATGATGGGTCTACATATTCCTCAGTGATTCCATAGTTTGGGTCATTGTCTCTCTTTACGACAGCCATTCCCAAAGCAACTAAATCATCTACATTTCTTCTGTAAATCTTATCTCCGAAGTCATTCCAAGAGAGAGTTAATTCGGTAGCAAGCTGAGTGGCAATCTCGCTTGAGATTTTAATATTTGTATCTAAGAATATTTCAGCTTCCTCTGCACTGTCCGGTAACGCATTTACATCAAAACCAGTTGAAATTCCGAGCTGTTCAATCTGAGACAGTAATGGCTTTAAATCAACTCCAGCCTTTACTTCAGCTTTTTTCTTTTCCTTTTCAGATATAGACAAGGGGTCTACGGCTTCAATATTTGGATATGGACGCTTAGATAGAATCTTGTTTACTACAATCTTAACGAACTTGGGTACAATAGGAACCGGAGACCAGTCAATATTTAATAACGACCCATCGCCGTTGTTAGGGTCGAGAGAGTTTAGGATTTGCTTATAGATAGAAGTGTCTTGCGTACCATTAGCATAATCTCTGTTGCGTTCAAACTCCTTTAACCGCTTTCGGAATAAGCTTCCTTCATCGTCTGCGCTGCCCCATTGCGTTTCAATAGCCTTTGCGTACTTTAAGCCGTAAGCCTTAGTTTGCTTGACGTCCCATGTAGCCAACGGGTCCGGGAAGTTACCAGAGGGTTTTAATTCTTTACCCTGATTCATAAACGCTTAGTTTAAATAATAGCACGCTTGCAACTGCAAATATAACTATAATAAAAACTTAGATATTATGGCGGTAGCGTCTGAAGAATACTTTGTCTGAGAAGTCTGCTTGCTTTCGGGTCTGCATAACTGTTTGAGCCCCAAGAAGAGCTAAACCGGAGCTAATTGTTAAGTCAAACTTTGTACGGTCATCTATCTTATATCCAATCCAATCCTCAAGAGTTCTATCAAAATACATTCTGCCATACTCACCAGTATCAGCGTTAAATCCTATGTGTTCATGTATATGAGATTCAATTGCTTGAGCGTGAGCCTGAATGAATTCCTGAGAGTTTGATGGAACACCTTTAGTTCTGACATTACCCTTTTGATTTGGCGGTGTTAAATGCTGGGGTCTATCCATAATGTAATTATCGTAACCTCTTGATTCAAAGTATCTTACAATTCCATACTTGTTGTTTTCCACAAGTAATGGATATCCGTAATATACTGAGGCCATCAAGATATCTTCGTAGAATACACGGGCAAGCGGTGGTCGCTCTGCGTATTCAGCAATAAACATATTAGATGGATAGTTCATATTGAACTTATTAAATAAATGACACGCTCCCTTCGAGCCGCGACCATCCATTGTAGAATCAATATCGTAAGAGTCAACTCCACCTACCCCTACGTGCTTATTTGCCGGGCTACGTTTCCCCTGCTCTATAACGTATTTATTTGATTCTTCGAACGGCATTAGCCACGATATATACCATTTACCGTTTTCATCTGGAGCGAACATAACTTTTGTGTCTTGTTGTCCATTCGCCCAAATGAAGTTTCCACGTACAACAGGGCTGGGATATAACGTTGAATTGTGCTCCTTTTGTTCGTAAACCTTAGAGATGTTAAAGTGTGACGTTTTAGTTGAGTCACGGAACGCCTCCTCTTCTGTCCATGGAAACTGACGAATGACCTCGTTCAGTTCATATGGGTCTCCCATCAAAGCCTTTCTTTCGTTTGATAAATATGTTTTAGCTCCAATCTTAGTGAAGTCGCCCTCCATTGTCATTACAGCGGTCTTCGGATTTTCTACGATTGGGTTACCATATAAATCAAAAAAACCCTCAAGGGCTTCATATGCTGGTATAAAGATTCTATATAAACCACTCTTAGTCCTTCCGTTTTCGTTTCTTTTTGTTGGGTCTGAATCGTTATATAACTTCCTGAAGTTTGCTCCACCCTTGTCAAGCGGGTTAACCGTAGAACCAACAATTGCTTTTCCTACAATCTTCTTACCTACTAAAAGACATGTTCTGTGAATACGCCACAACTCATTTACATCAATTGGATTTTCATACTTTCCTGCTTCATCCAAGAATAAAATATGCAGTTTTTCACCGTCATAGGCGTTGTTTACTGTGTTTTTCCAATTGATTACCGTATCTAATGCTTCCCCTTTGCTAGATATCTTGTTAGACTTAGTGATACGCTTTGATGGTTCACGGAAAGCTAACTCCATACGGGGATTTGTTGTACCGTCTTGGATTGGCTTAAAAAAGAATGGATAGCTGCGGAACATGGGGAAAATCTTCTTCATGAATACGTTTTCCTGAGCATCCTTACCGGTCTTAGATATTACGCCTAATAACTTGTCTGATACCTGAGTTCCTTCGTCAGATAATATAGATGCGGACATATTTGTATATCCTGAACGTCTACACTTAACGTAAACTTGACCTACACTCCTAGGGTCCGCCTCACACGCCGCAAAGTGAATGAACAGCCTACGCTGAAATTCAAGATAACTAGCATAACCGATATCCATCTTGCTCCACTGGAGTAGCATATAGTGGTGACCAGTTATATATGTTGGCACTCCGTTATTATAGAACCATAGACCTTCACGCCTGCATTTGAATTGTAATTCAATATATTTTGTGTGTTTTTCTCTGAACTCCTTAGGCATCTCTGACCACTCATCCATAGAGCGCATCCTATCTATCTCCTTAGGAACTAGTTCGCGTTGCCAGCGTTGCTCTTCGATAGGTTTGTCGTAGAATAATATCTCCTCTTTTGGTGGTTGAACCGGAAGCTGTATAAAGAGTCCAGATATCTCTATTATATCTCCCTCGGTGTTGTTGGGGCAGATATTGATAACAGAATCATCGTATCCCTTAATGTCTTTTAATCCAGCCATTACTTAGAGAATCTTTCAGCGAATCCACCAGAAAAGTCTGATTGGTCGTCAATTGACTTACTGTCTTCCAAATCCTTAATCATTTGCTCAAGACGTTGTCTTTCCTGTAATAACTCACGAGCATCAATAACGGCTTGCTTGATTGACTGCAATTCCGCTTTGCGCTGAGAACCGGTTAGGTCAATATCTACCGGCTTTTTTATTTCTTCAATGATATTATCTATTGCCGACTCTGTAGACGTTAATAATCTACGAGCTGCATCAATTGTAGTAAATTTACCTTTTCTCGACATAAACAAGGTCTCTTAAAAGCATACGGTACATAGTCTCACCCTCTACTTCTACCTCATAATCGGAGTTTTTAGAGAATCCTACTACGTCACCTATCTGAAGACCGAGTTCCTTAGTGCCTTCAGATTCAAAAGCAAGAATGCCTTTGGTGTCGCTTTTCTTTTCTAATTCAACTATAATTAAACTTGAGGTTTGTTTAGGCTCTTCTTTTTCTATTTTTCGTAGGAATACCCACTCACCTAATGGACAAACTTGTCCATCTGAACTTTTATACGCTAAAGCGTGGTTTGCGTATTCACCTTTAGGGTCATACATTACAATATACTTGTCATCACCAAGCTGCAATGACGTATTCATAATAACATGATGGTGAAAGTACAGCGTATCTCCAACCTTAGCTCCAGTCTCTTGTCTAGCTGGAACACCTACTATCTCTCCAGAAGTGTGTCTATTGCCGAATTCATCAAACTTAGAAGCTAAGTATAACTCCTTTCCGGCAATCTTAATTGTATCCTTCGTTTTATTCGGCAGGTATACAATAAAATGATTTAAAGGTTTCATTCAAAATTGCAGTCATATTCAATTGTAACAGGCATATCCTCAATGCGCTTCCACAACATGGTAGACTCCTCATTCTGGATGTAAATATTGTAGCTCTTAACACCGTGCTTTGTTAAAGCGCGCTCATCAAACTCAATAGCTGATACTTCTGACTGACCAGCTCTCATTCCTACAAAATAGGCGAGGGCGTCTTTCGGGTTCTGACCGATAATGATTTTTCTAATAATGTTCATTTTAATTGATATTTGAGCCTCTATCCATCAGATTAATCCAGTAATTGATGTTGTTTGACTTATTAATCTCTTTGCTTATTGAAGTATAAAGATGTTCTGAAATTTCGTCCAACTCATCTATGTCATCTAAATCCGTTGAAAAAGAAAGTTCTAAGGCTGTGTTTTTTTCATCTATTTCAACAAACCTTCCAGCACATAGCATGTAGAAGACCTCACCTTCTGGGTCATTCTCTACTATATACTGTCTAATCTCATCGAACTTTTCTTTGAGACCTAAGTAAAATTCTCTTCTATCTTCGTCCATTGTGTATTCAATTTACACAAAGATACGAATTAGTGCTTTGAGCGATTTCTCTTTGCGGACATCATCTTTTTCTCAGCATGGTCATAGTCTAGACCGTCGCCATTACCGTATGTTCCAGCTTGACGATTAATACGTTTAAGCTCAACGCGATACGCTTTCTGCTCTTTAGAGCGGTTGTATTTACGTTGATACTCACGACGCTTTTCCGCTGCTTCAGGATGCTCCTCGTAGTACTGCGCTGTTCTTCCTTTTTTAGCTTTCACGTTTAATCTTCTTTTCTTGTTCTAGCATCTGCTTAGTAGGTTTCTTCCCGCTACCCTTTCTAGCTCTAATGTTATCCCAAAGACCCATCTCTGAGTATGTGCCATCAGCACGCTTAATCATTTTCTTCTTGGCTTTTACTACGCCTCCTTTTTTAAAATTGGATTCACCAACAGCATAAGCCTCTGGCGCCCAGTTCAAAGCTGAAACAACATATTTGCCCGCATTTTGGAGAAGTGATGGTGATTTTTTTGCTAATTTAAAAACTGGTTTTGCAGCCGAACTTGTACCAACAAACATCAATTCCGGATAGGCAGGTTCAATGCCCCCACTAGCTCTCTTCTTCCATCGTTCATGCGCCATTCTCTTGGCGTTCTCTTGTGCTGCTCTCATCTGTTCAGGTGAAGACATATACTCAAGAAGCCCTTTAGGTGGGTCTACGTCTTTCTTCTTAGCCTTCATTACTCAACCTCTTTAACAGTTCAAGATTAGCCTTCTGCATATTGGCCCACTTAACTCCATTGCTGAAGCTAGGGCGCTTATTCTGCCGTTTGTGTGATTGTGCCATCTTCTAGGTTGTTTATATATCGGACTAGGTCCTTAATGGAGTAATAGAACACCACATTGGTTGCATCCCCGTTGAAGTAATCATTGGAGTGCTCACGCTTGAACGCCGCCCACATCTCCTTATACGGATTGTAGTGGAATAGGAAATCTTGAAAGTGTTCTGGCCTACCCATTAATCCTCTTCTTCATAAGAAGCGCAAATCTCGTAAGACATAGGCTTAGTGCCAGCTGTAGCCTTCTTAATCATAGCAACAGCTTCCTCTAGACTAGCGCCTTTAACCTCTACTTCAGAAACCTTTTTTACTGCTTTCATAATATTTTTTAAAAAAGTACTTGACAAAGGGATACCTAATGTTGTATACTTGTTACAGAAACAAAATTAAATAAAAATGAAAAGCATCTTTATCGCAACCATCTTAGCCCTCACCCTTAGCGCAACAGCTCAAGAGGTTCCTAGCATCCCTTATCAAGGAACGGTAGAGGCTCTCTGCTACAACGGAGTATCTTTCACAGCTGTTGGTTTCTATGGAAACGAAGAGAGCTACGAAGAGGCTATTGATTACGCACTCACCGGCAAAATCGTCAACTCTGAGAAGTACAATGACTATGTCTACTCTTATATCGAGCTAGAAAACGACGTAATAGCGGTATGGTTCCTGCACAATGACGACAGAAACCTTACACACCTATTCTTCTACAATGAATCAGAACTCGAAGGAGTAGATTGATTAGTAGCCAAACCCGGGCGCTTTTCTCGTCCCAACAGAATACTCACCCCCAGATTCCATTCTGAACTGTTTCGCTCTTTGGAGTAGTTCGTTTGCGAGTTTGGGGTTTGATTTTTTAACGCCCTCCCACATTGTCTTGACGTCTTCACCAGTTCCTTTACGACCGGAAACGTTACGCTCATTGAGTGCTTGAGCTAAGAAAGGCTGGCCTTCACCCATATAGTAGTCTTCAGCCTTAGCGTACTTAGGTTTGGGTGGGTCTACCATCTTTCCGCCATCCTTGAACTTATTTTTAAGTTTCATGAACCGCTCTTCATACTTAGTGCGCTGAGCCTCGCCACCCACTGGAGATGTAATCTCATTCTTCTTCTTGCGCATCATCTCTTTGAATGCCTTCATTTCCTCTGGGGTTTGAGGCATTGTAGAGTATTTCTTATTGGGGTCCTTATTAGCTTTCATAATTTAGATATTTGGTCTTACCATCCACACGGATAGCTTTTAAGATTTGTTTTCTGTTTGCTCCTTTACGGTATCCTACGTGGACCCAATCAGGGTTCTCTTTGCTCCCGAATTCCCAGATTAGCTGGTCAAATTCAAGGTTATCCTTAATATAATCGAATACTTGACGGTTGCTTACACCATTACCACGATAGTCTTGGTCTAAATCTAAAGCTTTTCCCTTGCAGTGGTCAGAGCTAGCACTTCCTTTAATAGCTTTATTAAGCGCTTCACCTCTATATCCGGAAGAAATATACAAAGGCACACCGAAATGCTCTCTCACCTTGTCGAATACCTCCGCACATACAACCTTTAGGTTCTCCAGATGCTCTTCTGTAGGCGTGTTGTCTAAACCTCTGCGCTTAGCCGTGTCAGAGGCCGTCAACTCACTTAGTGAAACGTATTTACTAACCTTCATATGCCTTATTCTAGCTCCGTCAGGATGCGTGTCAAAATAATCAAAGTACATACTATTACCTTTGCGCTACAAAGATAATTAAATTACAATATGGGAGATTCTCCACGCATGCCTTACACGAAGGAACAACGTAGTAAACGCAAGAAAGGCGCAAAACTAACGGAAATAGCGTACAACAAATACAAAAACTCAGAAAGGAACTACTTAAAGCTCCTGTATCACGTACTGCTTGATGCAGAATACAACCATAACATATCACAGAAACAGCTAATGATGCTTTTTTACTGCTATGACTTAGAATTCTTCACTCTATCATACGCACAGAAGAACTACAACATAACCTCTAAAAAGCACGACTTCTACAAACGAATCTTCCAGCCACTACATAAAGCCGGACTTATCTATAAATACTTCGAAGAACAGCAAGCTGGACTACCGAAAGAGATACAGAGCAACTATGAAGCACGATGGGCACTAACAAACAGAGCTAGGAACATAGTAACAGCATACTACAAGAAGATAGAAGGTAGAATGCCGATATTTATAGATAGAGACAGATTTGAAATAGTGCACGGGAAGGTGGAGTAACCACTTGATTTTATCAAAAAAAAGCACTAACTTTGCTAAGTGACAAAGAAACAATGTCCACATCTGGACACCACTCGTCTCTAAAACCATATCAAAGCAGCGGAAAAGCGGAGGCTCCCAAAGCCCTCCGCCACGAGGGAGCTGCGTCACATAAAGACGATTAAATCACCGTTACACAATCTGGGATAGCTATACTCAAAAACGATGTTATAGCTGTTCCGGGGTTATTATTGCTATACAGTCACTTACACAGCTTATACGCTTGAAAAATGTTAGGTGTTACTCGTATAGTGGGGATTCTACGTTATAAAATCCAATACGAAACACAAACCGAAATGGGATTGTAGACCCATGCCCCCCTCCGAAAATCGATTTGATTGGAAACTTTTTGGCTTTTTTGGAGCGGACTAGTTTCTCCTACTAGTTTGGTAGGATATCCTTCTTAAAGCGGATGTTGACCCGATGACCGAACTCGTTCCGAAAACGAGAAACAAGTAGAGGAGCAACAAACCCCCGGCATACCCGCCTTAGGTATCTTGGTTCCCCCTGATTACATTACCTCCCCAACTCTTGCCCCGGCTGAGAGCGATGATGCTCCGCCATTATTGTTACCCGCGCGCGAGGATTCTCAGGTTGTGGTAAATGAAATTTTTCTCTCTCATTATCAGCGAGTTACAAATTATTTTATACAAACACTTGACAAAGGGTATTTGAGTTTTATAACTTAGCAGAGCCAACCACCGGAAGACGTGCCACCGAGTACGTAGGTTGGGCTCCCGAGGCAACGAGACACGAAAGGAGCAAAGGTCTTTGAAATACGACTCTGAGGAAAGTAACTAAGGAGTGGCTGATGGTAACCGAGAGGAGTACCGAAGCAGAACGAGGTGTCGAGTGCTAGTGTGTCTAGCGAATGATGCCGGGAAGATGAGTGGCTCAGGTCACCGATGCTGAGGGAAAGGTAGGGGAAGCGGTTGCGAGTTAGAGTGAGTACTTAGAGTTTAAGCGGTTCGGACTAAGAGGCGGAATTGAAAAGTCTATTGGTAAGTTGACATAGCAGAGAGTAGGGCATAGATACACTATGGTACCTGATGGTAGTGAGTCAATGAGATAGAAAGAGTAGGTAAACGCCCGAGGTGGAAAAACTGACATAAAAGCGACAAAGGAGGTGGTGATGACACGTAAAGGGGTTCGTGACCCCTCACCTCCACTAGTTTAACTTAAATCCATCATCCTATGGTATTTATCCCTGCAAAAGAGTCGGACTACTTGAAATTGTCTTGTACGACTCGCAAGAGCGGTTCCCGTTCTTCTCGTGGTGCTGCTCACTTCGCTATCGAGCGTGGTTTATCAGTAGCCAAAAAGAAAGTTGCTGAAATCCTCCCACGTATTACTGAGGAGTATAGCAACACCCGTTTAGTTTATGTGTGTAAGTAATCTAATTAAATTATGAAAGAACTCATCGAATTGCTAGAAGAGAGAGGCTTGTGGAACTACGGAGATGCAAAGCCTTGCAAAATCTACATCAACCAAGCGTACCGAGAAGGTGTGGTAGTGGTTGGTGACAAGAACTCCTACCACGTAGCATACAAGATGCCTAACGGACGTATGTATGCAAAGAATGTAGATGAGGATACCGCATCTAGAATCTTGAACATCGAAATGAAACTATCAGTTAAGGAAGACGGCACAACATTATCAGCCTTCGGGTTCTAATTAATCTAAATCAATTTAAAAATGGAAACAACTATCAAGAAATTCAGAAAGGGTCAACGTGTAATCTACAACCCAACAAAAGGCTCAACATATGCTCCTAGCGGTTGGAGAGAGGGCATTCACGCAACTATCGTTGATTCAAAGAACTTATTAGTTCAGTTCGATGAGAACGTTTATGGACACACGGGTGATGATACAGGTGATGCTAAATTAAGAGTTCCTGAGGGAACGGGTTGGTATGTTAATGCAGAACAATTGACTATCATCCCGAAGGTCAAACAACCGAAGAAACAAGTCGACCCGTTGGCTGAGTTCTTCGATATCCTATCAGCCTTACCGGAAGATGAACTCAAAGACTTGCTAGGAGAGGCCAAAAGCCGTCAGCATAAAGTAGATGCTGAGAAGTACTACAAGTTTAAAGACGGCTTGACTTTAGATACTAGCGTGGCCAATGACAACCCACTCTATATCCGTTGCGGACTAGCATCTAGCCCTGAGATGAGGTTCCGAGAAATAGGAATAGGTAATCACGGGACACTAGTTATGGAAGACGGCACTCGTATAGCGATAGGTCACAGTGACTACTTAATCTTTGAAAAATAATCTCAATAACCCTTTTAGTTTAGTTTAATTTAAATCAGTTCAAAATGGAAATCAATGAATTCGGTCAATTAGTTGACACTCACAACTCTCTAGTTTCAGCACGTACAACGGCTCAGTTGCTAGATAATTTCGGCCTCAATTGGGTCGTAGAGAAACAACCACTACTCTTGCCCTCAGGTAGCAAGAGCGGTCTATTCGGTATCGTTCGCAAGGACACGGATACGTGCTTCACTTCGGCCTCTGAGCAGTATGAGGTGTTCCAAAACGATGAACTAGCAGACCTTGTTCAGGAGGTAGGCCACGTTATGGGTGTAGACGTCGCCAAGGGAGGTATGTTCAACGGAGGAGGCAAGGTGTTCTTGCAACTACCTTTTTCTGACAAGCAGATTGGTGGCGATACTATCAAGCGTTACGCTACTGCGCTGAACTCACACGACGGAACAACGGCTCTGAAGTGGGGTGCTACCAACGTGACTATCTCGTGTGCTAACACGTTCAATGCCGCGTCCAAATCAATGGAGAATAGCGTACGTCACTACAAGAATATGCGCCAAGCCGTTGAGGCTTCTCTACGTGCCGTCAAGGGTATCCAAGAGCAAGATGAGACGTTGTTTGAGCGGTTCTCTCGTATGGCTGACAAGAAGGCTACGCCTAGCGATGTTAAGCGTGTCATTCAGGCTGTGACAGGTGTAGATGTAGCGATGAGTGTTAAGGAGGCAGAGAACGCCTACTCTACACGTCTACGTAACCAAGCGCAAGACCTGACCACGTCTATCACTCGTGAGATGTCTTACAAGGGTGACAATTTATGGGGCTTGTTCTCAGGTGTGACTCACTACACGACTCACAAAGCCGGGCGTGTAAATAGCCGAGAGGTATCCAAGATGGCGGGTGCCTTGCAGAAGACTGACCAAAAGGTCTTCGACCTAGTTGATGCTCTAGTATAAGCATCGAAGGGGAATGGTTCAAGAGGGGGGTTCGACTCCCCCCTCCCCTACTAAACTTAAATGTAATTAAAATGAAAGACAATCTCATTAATATTAACTATTGGATGGATAAATTACTGAAGGCAAGTAATGATGCAGAACGAGAGAGTGCTACTGAGAACATTAAATATTTTCAGAATAGGCACAAGGAAGTATATGGTTCTATTCCCACTATATGGGAAATGAGTTACGGAGAAGAGTAAAGTTTAATTAAAATTAAAACGTTGTAGTTATGATGAGCAAAGAAGAAGCACTCTACAAAGTAGTAGCAGACCTGAAGCACCGACTTGCTATGGTCAAGGAAGATGCCGATGTAATTCGGAAGTTTATACACGAGCAAGGTCTTGAGTTTCATTTTGAACGCTCAAGCGAAACGGCAGATGAATGTTGGGCTAACCTGAACAACATTGAAATAGCTTGTGACTTGAACAACTATGAGTCCTTGAAGTGGACATCATATAATAAAGTTGAATCAATTAAATAAAATTGAATGGAGACATATCTTAAATTCTTGAATGACCCCAACCCTCCAACGCATTTGGCGGAGGATGAGTTATGGGAGTACTATGGTGGAGATTCCTATGGAGACATCTCTTACTATGCCTTCTTACTATGTAAGTGGGGCGAAGCATCTAATTGGACTACGGCTATGGTTCTAGCAGATAAGTGGTCTGATTGGGACAGGCACTTCAACGGCCTTACCGAAGAGATGAGCGGTTACAACTCATTGCTTTATTGGTTAGAAAATGTTAAACCTAATTGAATTTAAAATGAGAACAAACTTATCAATGGCTTTTGCTAAACTGCGTAAGCAAGGATACTTCGCTAAGCAGAACTTTATGTGCTGTCAATCCTGTGGGTGGGCAGAGTTGAGTGATGCCCAAGCCCAAAAAGCGGTGTTCTACAACAACCAAGACTATCGTGACTTCCGCAATGGTGGAGACATCTATCTCTCTTGGAGCGGAAATGGTTACGAGATTAAGTCAACACTTGAGTCCTTCGGGCTTCGTGTGGATTGGAATGGTGAGAGTTCTAAGCGAATTGTAATAGACGGAAGTTCATTAATATGATACTCTTTGAATACCACGAATCAGACGATGACGATGCATCTATCTACGGCTTGACCTTCGAAGAGGTAAACGATTGGATACAAGACCACAACGAGTACTACGAAACCAACTACCAAACTATTCAGGAGTTTAATGATGGTGAGACGTACCGGGAGTTTATTGTAAGTGAAATGGAAAACGCAAATCTAAATTAAATATGGCTTAACGAATGACTTGGTACACGTCAAGCAGTTTAACTGAATCGGAACTAGATAAATTTAATTGGAACAACTATGCAGATTACAACGCTGTCTACGAGACAACTGAAACTATTGGAGACCCTTAACGACGAACAACTCAGTGAATTGCTCACCGCATTTGTGGAGAGCCTGATGAGCCGTCGTTATGTCTTTACATTCGAGGGCACGGAGTTTTGGCTAGGCCAACGGACAGCCTTCTATGAGTATGTTCACACTCACCAAAAGGATTCTCTATGATTTACACCTTCGACAAAAACTCACTTGAGTTTAAAAAAGTCAGATACGTCAACGTAGCCAAACGTTACGTCTTGCCTTTGCTAATAATCATTCCGCTTTTATCGATATCGATAGTAAGCCAACACGAGTACGAAGACGTTGTCTATGTGCAGGTAGATAAGAAGACATTCAATGAGGAGAATTTAAAGCAGATGATTTATAATATGAATCTGAAGTTCCCTCACATAGCAATGGCTCAAGCCATTCTAGAATCAAATAACTTTAAGAGCAACATCTTCAATTCGAACAACAATCTGTTCGGTATGAAGGAGGCACGTGTTCGAGTTAATCTAGCAACCGGAACTAAACACGGACACGCCACATACGACACGTGGGAACATAGCGTCCTTGATTACGCATTCTGGGTAGCGTCATACGCTCGCAAATGCAGAACGGAACAAGAGTTCTACACGTTGCTATCTAAGTACGCTGAAGACCGAGACTACGAAACCAAACTAAAGCGTATAGTCAGTGCTAACAAATTAAAACGCAATTAAATTATGCAAAACAAACGAATAGCAGTAATTATTGATGCATCTAATCAAAGCGTAGTCAAGAAGATGATATCCGCTGACGATAGTTACGACTTCATCAGGAAGGAACTTGGAACTGAGTACGCAGAGAAACAGCCAATACTGACTAGTGGTATTGATTTGTGGTTCGATGAAGATGATATCTACAAGTTCAATAAAACAATCTTTGTGAAGTCAAACAAGAAGCCGTTCTTTATGTGTGGCGGGAAAGCTGTCCTGATGAAAGATGATGGCTTCGGGCCAATCGGTTTCAGCAGTATTAAAGAGATAAACTCTAAATTAAACTCAGTTAAACTTAAATTTGAATTCGATGACTAGACAAAACAAGAAGAGGGCAATAGCCATTTATGAGGCGATACATATCTTCTCTGCGCTGTTCCTTTGTATGGGTTTCTTTCGTGGTGACTACATTTCTTGTGTGTCTTCATTAATTTTTATTGCTGTAAATCAGGGACTTGCACAAAGACTTAAACTTTTTTGAGCCGTTCCTCTTGACATAGGCATCTTAATCATGTAACTTAGCCCCACACAATATGAATCTGAACTTCTCAGAAGAAACGGAAAGGAACACTATAGAGTACCTGTCCCATAGAGTAGAAGCCCTTGAGAAGGAGTTGAAACTCACCAAAGAAAGTCTTGCCGAACTACGAAAAATGTATGTGAAAGCAATCATTACAATGTAAATATTTTGTATATTTGACCATCTAATTAAATAAAAATGAACACTTACCAATTTAAGAAAACAAACATCAAGGGTAAAGATTATGTTGAAGTAAATCAACGTGTAATCGCCTTTAGAAAGCTGTCCGAGTATACTGGCTACTCACTAGAAACTGAACTTGTTTCAGTTGATTCAGAAACATGTATTGTAAAAGCAATAATTAAAAATCCTGAAGGAAACACTATAGCAACCGGTTATGCGCAAGAGGATAAAGCAAGTTCTAATATCAACCGAACTTCTTACGTAGAGAACTGCGAAACATCTGCTGTAGGTCGCGCACTTGGTTTCTTAGGTATTGGTATCGAAACATCAATCGCTACTGCTGATGAGGTTGCAATGGCCATAGCAAAACAAGATGCACAGCCCGCTCAAACAGCAAGTAAAGATGATGACATCTTCACTAAATGCATTAACCACATCAAAACATCGTCTAATAAGAAAGAAGCATATGACCAAGTAATTGCTAAGTATGGTTCTACATTTACGGATAACCAAAAATCCGCTTTATCTAAGTTCGTACGATGAAAAAACTACCTGCCTCATTCAAGCCAATTGTTGAAGCATCAGTAGAGTACTTCGGTGTAAACCCGATAACAAAGACACGCAGACATAGGGTAGTAACAGCTCGAATGATAATTACAAATTATCTAATGAGAAACGAAGGTGTATCAAACGCTGTAGTCTGTGATGTATTTGACATTCCGCACTCACTAGTAATCTATTATCTAAATAGACACGAAGACCTGATGGTATCTGATGATACATACAAGAATAGTTACTTAAACTTCAAACGCTTTTTGTTCAATCCTTAATTTAAATCAAATGCAAAACCAAAAGAAAGATGAAATGGTTGGGTATGTAGAAACCCCCCAAGTAAACCTTCGATTTTCTTTGACAGCTCAAGACCTTGAGACAATCAAACGTCACATGACTGAAAAAGGCCGTGCATTCCTGACCGTTCGTTCAGGCGTTGCTAAAGAGTCAAAGAAACCATACACTATTTTGAGTGTTTGGAATCCAGACCAACAGGCCGAAACCAAGGTTACTCCGTCATCTGAACTTGCGTTCTAAATGATGAGAGCCGTGGCGTACGCCATGTGCATGGAATGGGGAATGACTCCTTTACGGGATGAGTTCCCCATTTTTTTCGCCTCAAAGGGGGATAGAGAGTTATCTTTTCTATTACTTGAGTCGGAAGCAGATGGTAAGTACATAAAGTTCTATCCAACCCCGAAGTCTGTAGAAGAAATAGATGGTGTGATGATGTACATTAATGGAAAACCCGGCGACAACCTTATAGTGTTCAAACCAAAACCATTAATTGAATCGCTCACATCCGGAAGACTGCTCGGAGAGGATGTCGTTGATAAAATCGTATACAAAAATAGAATTGACTTAGAATAATGGATGGATATATTTCTCCTTATGGATGGCTTGCTATTTCTGCATTAGTTTTTTGCATAGGAGTAGCTATTGGTTTTATATTAGCTGACATAATTAACGACACGAGTGAGCGGTAAACCAATATATTATGCTACACTATTAATCTCTTATAAGAAGAAAAGAGAAGTGTACAGGAAAGAAGAATGGGCTGTCACTACTTATACATCAGCATCTGATATAATGAGATACGATAAAAAAACAATGGAATCATTATCAGATAGGCTGTATGGCTCTATATATAAGGGTGAACGTAGCATAATTGTATTGAGTATAAAAGACAAAAAAACAATAGGCTTGACTAATAGTTGAACCATGCCCTTGTAGCTCAATGGATAGAGCAACGCACTTCTAATGCGTAGGCTGCTGGTTCGAGTCCAGCCGAGGGTACTAGGAGAGGTAGTTTGGGAGGGCTGTGGATTTAATGGATGATGGAAGCGGCTCCCCCCCCTCCTTTTAAAAAATAATTAAAATAAAAATATGCCTACTTACAAGCATAAAGAAACGGGTGAATTGAAAGTGTTTAATAGAACCCGTACGTACATCAACAATGACGGCTCAAAGTATGAAGTTGATGTCACTTCAGGAGAAAACCTAACCGAAAGTTGGGACTTCGTATCTCCTGATGGGAACTATGATAGCGTTGTCACTAAAAAGTCTCCAACTGATGGATACGGCCTCCGTTAGCCCTATGGCTAAAGCAATACGGATGAGGCTATCTCATGGTGAATTCGCTTTGACACAAGCACGTCAAATGTTAGCTCTTACTGACATTACGCAAGACGGTTCGTATTGGGAAAAGGTAATTGAAATACTTTCTAGGAAATGAGAGAGCAGTTTATGCGGATAGCACTAGCTAGATTACGGAAACACTATCCGTTTTACCCGCAAAGAATAGCTGTCGCGGCACGTATGTATCGTGATTGGCTTGACAAGCAATCATTATTAAGCAAGGATGACATTGACAGCATCAACTGAAACAAAGGTTTGTATTACTTGTAAGAACGAACTCAACATTCGTTTATTCTACAAACAAACAACACGAAAAGGAAAGACTACATATCGTGGTAAATGTTCTATCTGCTATTCCATCCATCGTAAAGAAAAAGGTTGGGATGCTAAGTACTACGCAAAGTGTAAAATAGAAACCTTTAACACCAGCGATGTCAAGTAAACTGCACAAGATGCTTGACCGCCAAATGGCTCAATAGAAGAGCCAATACGGCTCAAAGTGTAAAGTAAATGAGCCACAAAGTGTAAAATGATAACCTTTAACACCAAAGAGAAATGAAAAACAAAATGGCAAAATTTAAGAAAGGCGACCGAGTTCGCTACATTAGAGAAGTTGG